TCATCTTTCGAGAATGGGCATTTTTCTGCTAAGTCAATCCAAGGAAAAATACTTTCTATGGAACTTACTTCTCATGTAAAACCTGCTGAGAAACAAGAATCTGTTAGAACTTACTCTCCCGAAGAAGAAGCTACATTTATCTCTATGGTAAATGACAGTGCATTTGTTGAAGAAATTGCAGAAGCACTTGGCAAATCTGTTAACTCTATCAGAGGAAAAGCTCTTAGCTTACTCAGAAGTGGTGACATAGGTGCTATACCTAAGCAGAAGGAAACTAAAGGTTCTTCAAAAGCTGATCCTTTGTCTGACTTAAACGGTGAACTTGATGGTATGACTGTCGAGGAAATCGCTGATGAAATTGGCAAAACTGTAAGAGGCGTTAAAACAATGTTGACCCGTAGAGGTCTTACTTGTGCCGACTACGATGGCGCTGCTAGAAAAGAAAAAGCTTCTAGCTAAACTTTTATCAACTTTGGCAGGAAGGTGTCGCGTCCTACGCGGAATCCTTCTTGCCTTTTTTATCTGGGAGGATACACTTGAACTTACCTTCAGCTTTACTGAAGCAAATAATAACGCAGGAAGATTTTGACACTTGGGGTAACCTAAGAGAAAACTATTTACCTGCCGAATATCAAGCGCTTCATAAAGTGATGCATACCCATGTCAAGAATTTTGGACATCTTCCAACTTTCGAAGACCTTAAACTATCCATTCGTGATAGAAAACTTAGAGAAAAAACTTTTGCTATCGAGGCTGTTGATATAGATGTCGACGCTTGGATGCTTCTTGAGTATCTAAAAAATGAGTATGCACAAGTAGAAATCCTAGATGAATTAGACAAGTTTGTAGAGAAAACTATTGCTATATCTTCTGCAGAAGAAAATGTAGAAGTACTTCAGCAAATAGTTTTAGATATTGGAGATAGAGTTGACCTCAAAGCTCCTGAAGAAAATATGCAAACTATTAGTCTATTTGATTCTGAAAAGAATCTTAAAAAATATTTACCTCTTGGACTCAATGATGAATATGACCAAAAACTAAAGTTTTCTCCCAGAGACCTAGTTCTTGTCGGTGGTCGCAGAGGTGCAGGTAAGTCCTTAACCTGTGTAAATATTGCAAACAATGTTTACAATCAAGGACGCAGTTCCATTTACTTTACAATAGAAATGGATAGTCGCTCCATTCTACAAAGAATGTGTGCCCTCGGAGCCAGAGTACCGATAGGTAGGCTAGCAACTCGTAATCTTACTTCTACGGAATGGAATAGAGTTGCCGAGTGGTGGGCAAATAGATTTGTAGATGGAGTGGACTTACTGCCAGACTTCTACGAAAGTAGAGACTTTGATACACTACATACAGAACTTTCAAAGAAAAAACTTACTCCCGACAGACAATTAGATGTAATATATGACCCTGTATTAAGTTTATCAAGAATACGAAAAGAATTAGAAAGTAAAATAAATCAAACAGATGTGGGAGTAATTATAGTAGACTACCTAAATCAGGTAAAAAGATCAAACGCTCCATCAAAAGGTGGACAATATGACTGGACAGAGCAGATTGAAGTAAGTAAGACTCTGAAAAGTATGGCACAGGAATATGAAGTTCCTGTATTCTCTCCTTATCAAACAGATAATACAGGAGAGGCAAGATTCGCAAAAGGTATACTCGATGCTGCTGATGCAGCTTACACTATTGAGACTTGGTCTCCAGAGGACGAGTGTATAACTTTTAACTGCACAAAAATGCGTAGTGCAAAAATGGAGGGATTTACAAGTGTAATGGATTGGGAAACACTTAAGATTGGGCCTCAATCAACTATGAATCCTAAAGATAGAGAAACATTAAAAGATAGTATGGCGACAGGGGAGGAAATAAATGACGCAATATAAAGATAGAGTAAAAAGACAAAAAGAAAAAGTAGCAGCTGAAGAATGGGGCAAACAAGTAAAGTATATGCTCGCAGCTGATGGAGTGCTTGAAATAGCTTACAACAATGGAGAAAAGCACTTTGAAGATACAACCACAGGTAGAAAGTGGAAAACAGGAGTTGACATAGATAAAGAAACACTTATAGATAAGTTTTCAAGATTCATGGCAGATGTTAAAGTAGGGAGAGACCCAAATGGCCTCTGATAGAATAGGTAATAAAGCTGCAGAACTAGTAGCTGTGCCTCCATATGAGATTCTATTTACAACAACAGATAGAGTTCTAATGGAACCTACCGTTGCACAAAACATACATAATGTTCCTGCAAACGAACCACTTATAGCAAGTATAAAAGAAAATGGTATTAAGAATCCATTTTTATGTATGAAAAGTTGGTATCCTATTGCTGGTAGTCAAAGACTAAGAGCAGTACAGATACTAAAAGAATCAGACCCTGATTTTAATTTAGATATAACAGTTCACAGATTTTTAGATGATTGGCACAACTGTTATTATCTGTGGCCTGATGAAGAATTTAGAAGTCAAGCTATTGCTATTTGGTTTCAAATGCAAGAAGCTGTATTCAAAACAAGATTTTATGAGTTTGAAGTAGATAGTGATGGAACTAAAATGACTGAGTATGAAGACCTTGGTGACAAACTAAAATGGAAACACAATGAGAGTTGAAGACTTATTAAGAGAAAAGAATATTGATTTCAAGGTTACAGGACGAGACTATGTAGTAAGATGTCTTAATCCTGAACATGAAGATAAAAATCCTAGTATGAGGATAGACCAAGTTACTGGTATTTTTAATTGTTTCTCTTGTGGCTTTCGAGGAAATGTATTCAATCACTTTGGGGAAGCTGCAAACTTCTTAGAAATAAAAAGACAAAAACTAAAAACTGCAATAGAGGAGACAAGGTCAGCAAGTATTGGGTTTGCCTTTCCAAAAGGATTTATTCCTTATGTTGGAAACTGGCGAGAAATAAAACCTGAAACTTACACCAAGTTTGAAGCTTTTTTGCATCACGAAAGAAGTTTTAACGGAAGAATAGTTTTTCCAATTCGTGACATTACGGGTAAAGTAGTAGCTTTTAACGGCAGACATATGACTATGACCGAAAGGCCAAAGTATCTTATCTATCCTCCCCAAGCCGTGCTACCACTTTATCCCTCTAATGTGGCTCCTATAAAGAGTAGAGCAATATTAGTGGAGGGCATATATGATATGATAAATCTTCATGACAAGGGTTTATCTAATGCGATATGTTGCTTTGGAACAAATAATGTTGATAAAGATAAACTATCAATATTAAAAATGCAGAATATTACAGGAGTAGACATTATATTTGATGGAGATGAGGCAGGACAGAAAGCCGCAGAAAATATCAAAGGACTAGCAGAAGCTATTGGGTTGATAACACGAAATGTTAATTTAGGGCAAAATATAGACCCAGGTAGCTTAGGAAAACAACAAGTACAAAATTTAAGGGAAAGGTTATATGAAAGTAGCATTAATTGAATCGAAACCGAGTAGAACGGATTTCGTAAATAGATTTGATAACTCGTTTGAGTTTGAGAGATTTGCTCTCTGCTCTGATGCGAGTAAGAAAAAGATTTTAAAAGCAGATGTAGATATAGACATCAACACAGATGATTATGATTGGCTAATATTAGTTGGCTCTGATTCGCTAAAGTATTTTACAAAGATAAACTCTATTACAGAATATAGTGGTAGATGTGTCGAAGATAAGTACCTACCCGTTATCAACCCTGCTATGTTAGCGTTCAAGCCAGAGGCAAAACCACTATGGGAAGAAAGTAAGAATAATATAATAAAATTTATTAGTGGAGATTTGAAAGTAGCAAAGATTACTGAAGACAATGCAATCGGTATAGATGATACTGAACAAGCAAAAGAATTTATACAAAAAGCTATAGACCATGAAAATCAATTTATAGCACTTGACTCAGAGACAACAGGATTATATCCAAGAGATGGATATATGATTGGTTTTAGTTTATCTTATCAAAAAGACAAAGGCGCATACATTCTAACAGATTGTATTGATGAAGAACTAGAACAGATGATGCAAGAACTATTTGATAAGAAGTGGGTAGTATTTCATAATGCAAAGTTTGACTTAGCATTTTTTGAGTATCATTTTAATTTTAAGTTTCCAAGATTCCATGACACTATGCTTCTTCACTACTGTTTAGATGAAGTGCCTGGCACACATGGATTGAAACAACTTGCACTAAAGTTTACACCCTATGGTGATTACGAGAAACCAATGCATGACTGGATTGATGGATACAGAAAAGCAAACAGAATATTAAAAGATGAATTTACATGGGATAGTATTCCGTTTGAAGTAATGAAAGTATATGCAGCGATGGACGCAGTAGTAACTCTATTAGTATTTGAGAAACTTTATCCAGCAGTTAAGAAAAATCCTAAACTATGGAAAGTGTATGAAGATATATTAATACCAGGCTGTAGATTTTTAACAGACATACAAGATACAGGAGTTCCTTTTGATAAAGATAGACTAGAAAAAGCAACAGTTCTAATGCAAGAAGAAATAGATGAAGCAGTAAATCAACTATATGAGTTTGATGCAGTACAGACATTTGAAAGAATAAAACAAAAAGAATTTAATCCGAACAGTACAGTACAACTTCGAGAACTTTTATTTGATTTTGTAGGACTAAAACCTACAGGCAAAAAGACAGGAACAGGAGCGCATAGCACAGATGCAGAAGTATTAAATCAACTTGCAGAAGAACATGAGATACCAAAACATATTTTATCTATTCGACAAAAGTCAAAGATAAAAAATACTTATCTTGATAAAATACGACCACAGCTAGATATGGACGGCAGACTTAGAACTGGTTTTAATCTACATGGCACAACATCAGGTCGTTTATCTTCTAGTGGTAAAATGAATATGCAACAGATACCTCGTGATAATCCTATTGTCAAGGGTTGTATTCGTGCAAAAGAAGGTAATAAGATTGTTGCAATGGACTTAACAACAGCAGAAGTATATGTTGCAGCCGTACTTGCAGAAGATAAGGCACTACAGAATGTATTTAAGAGTGGAGGTAACTTTCACAGTCAGATTGCTAAGCTAGTATTTAATCTACCTGGCGAAGTAGAAGATATAGCAGAACACTACTCAACAGAAAGACAAGCTGCAAAAGCTGTTACTTTTGGAATCATGTATGGTGCTGGTGCAAATAAAATATCTGAACAAGTAACTAAAGATAGTGGCACATACTTTTCAGTAACCCAGGCACAAGAAGTTATTGATGATTATTTTAGACAGTTCTTCAAACTAAGAGCATGGATTGACAAATCTTCTAAGTTTATTATGGACAATGGATTTATATATTCTGCACTTGGTAGAAAAAGAAGATTGCCTAATGTAATGTCAGATAACAGAGGGATTGCTAGTCATGAAGTTAGATCAGGTCTAAACTTTCTTGTGCAGTCTGTTGCTTCAGACATAAACCTACTCGGAGCGATAGATGCTCATACTTTAATTAAAAATAAACCTGCAAACATATTTGCACTAGTTCACGACTCAATTCTTGCAGAAGTAGAAGAATCATATGTTGATGAGTATTCAGAAATACTAAAAGACTGTGTGCAAAAAGACAGAGGATTTAGTATTCCTGGCTGTCCTGTAGGGTGTGATTTTGATGTTCATGATGATTACTCATTAGGTAAGTTTGAGGCAAAGTATAATTTATAATGCCTGATTTAAGTAAAATATTATACATGAAAATGACTAATGGAGAACTTATCTATGGCACTAATCTAGATATAGGTAAGTATAGTGTCAAAAAAGATTGTGAGTGTGAACATGAGTTTGACCATATCAATCCTTCTACTTTATATTCAAAGTTTACATATGTTGGTACAGGACATAATCCAACTAAGTTTGAAACACAAAGTGAAAGAATGGACTATGAAAAACAAAAAATTATAGTCACAGAGAAATGGTAAATGATTTATGATAAATTAGTATTTCCAGTCTTTACAGTTCACACTAATGATGTAGAACTAGTAGATGGTATACTGTGGATTGAAAATCAAGTGCTAGATGACAAAAATATGAAAGGAGATACCTTAGGTGTAAGAAGATTACAAAGTCCTATGAAAAGTATTTATCCTTTGAAATCAATGATAAAAGATATAGCTTCTTTGCTCAGACATCAAGGAAGATACTATATAGATACAAGCGGATATTTTTTTACAAAAGAAAAAACAAAGACAGTACAATTAAAATATCACAAGATTTTAAGAGTAGAGAAAAAAACCATAGCTAGTGTGCTGTGGATAAAAGATTGCCCTTTCCCCTTTACTCTTGAAAGACCCCTGCCTGAGAATATGACTTGGGCAGGGATTCTTTATAGAGAGGGCATGCCTTGGCTACTATATGATGTGAGTCAAGAAAAATTAAAAGATACATGGAGAAAGATATGAAAACATTCATTAATTGGATAATCTATAGCTGGAGGTCAGTTATGGACAGCAGATACAATCCTCTTAGACATATACTAGACCCATCTATACAAGCTTATTTTACATTAGCACTATTCATAATGTGGAGTGCATACTTCGCTATAGTTGCATGGACTTATATAGGTTGGGAGAGCTATAGTATTGTTTGGTCTATTTGGATTCATATGGGAGTAGTAATCCCCATAATGATTACTAATCAAGTCTTCAGAGACGCAGAAAGAAATGGTGCAAAATGGTATAAAGACTGGAATAAATCAGATGAAATATTTGATAAGTCTAAAATCGAATATCGTGATGGAGATAACACATGATAATTATACTTGATGGAGTTCTTTCAGACCATCAAATGAATCATTTTAATAAAACTATAAACTACTCAACAGACCCATTTGTTAGTGGTTCTATAAATAAAAAAGGTGAGGGGTGGTTTGAAAAATTAGAGTACCATACAAACTATGCCATATGTTCTGTTATATTAGATATAATTGGAAGACATTTTAAATTAACTGATATGGTTGGATATGATTATTGGACACATACAAATACAAAACCAAGCTGGCACCAAGATAAAGATGAAATAGCTTATACAAAAAAAGGGATAAGCAGATTTCCAATCTGTTCTAGTGTGTATTATATAAAGGCAGATTGTATTGGTGGAC